CCGCTGTCGAGACCGCGTCGTCCGATGTCTCGGTTGAGGCAGCAGCCGTGCCGGTGATTGAGGCCAAGGTCGACGTCGAAACGATTCGTGCCCAGATTGCAGCCGAATTCCAAGCCAAGCTGGCGGCTGTTGAGGCCGAAAAGGGAGCGATTCAGGCTCGCCTTGCACAGGAGATCGAAGCCAAGGAAGTCCGCGCAGTGGTGGCCGAGGTGGCTTCCGTGTATGGCGCGATTCCCGGTAAGGCCGAGGAAATCGGCGCGGCTCTCCGCACCCTGCGTAAGGTTGCACCTGACGCCATCAGCGTCATTGAGGCGTCGCTCAAGTCGGCCAACGGCTTGCTTGCGCAGTTGATTGAGCCTCGGGGTGTTACCCGTGCAGAGGGTCTTTCCCCAGAGCAGGAAGTTGACCGGTTGGCCCGCGAAATCATGGCGGCGTCCGGCAAGAATCTCACCATCGAGCAGGCCCGCACGAAGGTGTATACTGATAACCCGAAGATGCTCGCCGCAGTTCGCGGTGAGGATGAGGTCTGAATCATGGCTGTCGGTTCCAAGAATCTCCACACCAAGTCGTTCACCGCCGCGTCGGCGATGTCGGCTGCGTCTGCGCAGTTCTGCATCGTGAAGTTGGTCGCTGGCGGCGTCTGTCCCGTTGACGCGAACACCGATATCCCCCTCGGCGTTCTCCAGAACTCGCCCGCTCTCGGTGAGCCGGCCTTGATCGCGCTTTCGGGCGAGACCAAGATTCGCGTCGGTGCCGCCGACCTTGCTCGTGGTGCTCGCGTCGCGGCGGACAGCACGGGTCGAGCCATTGCCGTGGTGGCCGGTACCTCGACCGGGTTCTACCCTGTCGGTGTGATTCTGTCCATCGACGCCGCTGACAATGACGGGGCGCTTGCCTCGGCCATTGTTGATTGCAGCAATCCGCATCGCAACGCCTGAACCCTTTGAGTTCCTGAAAGGACACTGACACACATGTCTCAGCCCAATCGCACCCAGACCCATATCGATCGTCCGTTGACGGACATGTCGATCGGGTTCCTCCAGAACTCGGGCGACTTTATCGCTCGTCGTATTCTGCCGATCAAGACTGTGTCGAAGCAGTCCGATCGGTTCTTCAAGTTCATTGCCGCCGACTTTGCTCGCGACGAGGCCCAGCTTCGTGTTGCGGGTGAAGAGTCGAACGGCTCGGGCTTCAGCCTGTCGAACGACACCTACTTCGCTGAGAAGTACGCGCTGCACGTCGATCTCTCCTACGACGACCTTGTCAATCAGGACGAAGCCGTCGAGTTGGAGCAGAACTCGGCTGAGTTCCTCGCTCATCAGATGCTGATCAAGCACGAGCGCCTGTTCGCCGCCGCCTGCTGGGCTACCGGCGTGTGGGGTGAGAACGTCACGGGTGCCGCCACGACCAAGTGGGATGACTACACGGGCTCCAACCCGATTCAGGTCATCGACCGGGCCAAGCGGAACGTCCACCTCAAGACGTTCAAGACCCCGAACAAGCTGGTTCTCGGCTACGATGTGTACCTTGCCCTCAAGGAGCACCCCGACCTTGTGTCGCGTGTGCAATACACCTCGGATGCGTCGATCGATACGACCCTCATGGCTCGCCGCTTCGGTGTCGATGAGGTTGTCGTCGCCAAGGGTGTCCTCAACGCGGCTTCCGAGGGCAAGGACGCGAGCATGGGTTACCTGCTCGATCCCAAGTCGGCGCTGCTGCTTCACACCCCGCCCAGCGTCGGTCGCATGACCGCTGCCGCTGCCGTGTCGTTCGCGTGGACCGGTGCTCCGCACCTCCCCCGCCCGATGGGTGTTGTCAGCCGTCGTTTCGACATGGACGAGGTCCAGTCGCGCCGCATCGAGACGGAGATTGCCGTTGACGTGAAGGTCACGGGTGCCGACCTCGGTGTGTTCTTCGCCGGCATCGTCGACTGAACGGACCTGCCTTAGTGTAGGCACCGTAACGGAGCCGGGAGCAATCCCGGCTCCAGCTTTTTCAAGTCTTTTCAAGCCCACCAATCGGGGGTACCAGTCTTCCAAGTAGCGAATCGGGCCTTCTCACCACGATAGAACGCTCGATAGGCAGCCACGGTATCCAACTGGCGGTATTGATCTGGCATGGCTTGTGCAAAAGGAGGCATAGTCACGGCAGGCAACGCCATCCGCAGGGGTAGGGCAGCTACGAAATCGATCACTGCCTTACTCTTGTGCTCCTTGCCGTAGCGGGCCTTGTATTCAGCACACAGAGCCAAGCCGTGAGTCACCAACCAGTCGAAGGACTGTATGCTAGATCCCGCCCAAACTGTGCAGGGGTGGTTCTGGTGTGTCTTTCGATACGGAGCCTCAAAGCCGTGGGCTAGAGCCACCGTGCAAAGCATCTGAGCGGACTCCAGCGGCATCTTTACGATGTGCTTGTCGCATTGGGACACGGCGGCAACGGTTGGGTTTGTGTCAAGGACGAAGATGTTCATTTAGGGCTCCTGTTCCTCTCCGTGAATAAGCTAGACCCAGATCACTCCGCGACAAGCCCGCCAGACGTCGTGGTATCATGAAGCCATGAAGTTCGTTGTCCAGCGTGAAGCCAAGTTCGACGGTGTTGTGCGTAAGCGTGGAGAGGTCGTCGACCTTGTCCCGACCCTCAAGACCCAGCAACTTGTCGACACCCGATACCTCCTTCCTGCCGATGACGACGTTGCTGCCGTCGCCGGTCCGACTGATACTCCAAAGCGCGGTCGCTTGGCCGCCAAGAACAAGGATTGACCCATGGGCGTGACTCGTATCTCAAAGGGCCGTGTGGCCGCTGGTGCCGTTGATGCTGACGGTCTCTCCGTTCGTTCGCTGCGGATTCCCCTTCGCCCAACGGCGAGCAATGCTCAGGTGGCGACGGGCAAGCGGATCCCGAAGGACTCGGCGATCCTGAACGCCTACGTCAAGATGACGACCGGTGCTTCGGCTGCGACGCTTGGAGCCAGTGCCCTCTCCGTGGGTTTGTCCACGGCTACGGTTGGTCTCCTGAACGGCTTGAACATCGCCACGGCAGGTATCAAGCTGGGCTCGCTGGCCAGTTCCGCTGCTGCGTCGACTCGGGGCGCTCTGATGACCGAGACCACTTCAGCCGGTCCTGCGCCGAGTGATTACGCTGTGGATTCGGACACGGAGGTGGTTTACGCCACTCTCGCGCCGAGTCCGAACCTGAACGGCGAACTCATCATCGAGTATCGCAAGCTGGGGTGACCTGTGCTTATCGTCCTTGACTCGTCCGGTGTCGAAATCGAACGGGTTGAAGACACCGAGACCGCTCCCACGGGCGCGGTCGAATTTGCCAAGGCTCAACCGGAGTTGAGCCTTGCTTTTGTGTTCTTGAATACACCCGCGCCTGTTCTGGCGGAGGAAAACGCATGGCCGTCCGTATCGCAAACACCGTCCGTAACACTCGCGTGGATTCAATCCGTGCCGCCGTCGACGCTGGCGCTGGCGCGGGCCTGCTCCGCATCTACGCCGGCAGCAAGCCGACGAAGGGCGGCACCCCAGCCGGCGCTCTGCTTGCCGAACTGACGTGCGCCGATCCCTGCGGCTCGTCGTCGTCGGGCGTGCTCACGTTCACGACGCCGTTCTCCGACACGTCGGCCAACGCGACGGGCACGGCGGCGTTCTTCTACTTGACCGACTCGACGGGTGCGTTCGTGTGTGATGGCGACTGCGGCACGTCGGGCAGCGACCTCAACCTCACGACGCTGTCCATCGTCTCGGGCCAGCCGGTGCAGGTCACGTCGCTGACCATCACTGACGGCAACAACTGATGCACGACCTTGACCCGGCGATCAACTTCGGTCACGCACAGTGGGAGTCGGCGACGGCTCCCGCTGGCGAGGTCGACGCCGGCAGCAAGGTCTTTTGGCGCTGTGTACGATGCGCACACGTCGTCGGGTATTGGCTTGATGGCTATGGATCGAGCCCCACGTCGACGACAACGGAACCGCCCGCTAACGTCGGCATCTATGCCGGCGAAGTCTGCACCTGAGAGGACGACGACATGGCCAACGTGATCGCACGACGCAGCACCAACTCAAGCAAGCTGGAGCGCTGGCTTGGCGCAGACCAAGTGGAACACATCTCGGGGTCCATGCGCGACTGGCACGGGCGCAGGCCCATCCTGATCAACGGCGTCCCCGGTGCTGGCGGTGTGTGGTGCGGTCGCGGTGGCGACTTCGTCGGTCGCATCGACGGCGGCGACTTCATGTCCCTCGCCGAGCGATGCGTGGAGCGTGTCGATCACGCCATCGGCAAGGTCGCAGGGCGTCACCGGATGCACGGGTTCTCGTCGCTGTCGGACCTGATCAACGAGGTGTCAAACTTCGGCAAGCGCAGGGACTTCACGTTCCAGAAGACAGGCAGCGGATCGGTTGTCGGAGCGAGTACATCCCTTTGGCGCGTCGGTGCGTATCCCCCTGCGGGCAACGCTGCGGCGGCTGCTCCCGGTGGTGCGGCACTGACGGATGCGACGCAAGGCGCGTTCTTCTTTGTCAACCCGTCGTCGCCAGACACGCAACACTTCGTGCGAGCCGACGTGCTTTGCTCTGTCGCACCGCGCACGTTGCTGCTCTATGACCGTCTCTTTGAGGTCAACAAAACGATGTCGTCAACGGCGACGGAGGCGGTGACGGGCGTCCCGACACGCTACCAAAACACCGCCGATGATCAGCCAGACAGCGCCGACGGAAACTTCCTCATTGTCGAGGTCCAAGCGGCCCTCGGTGCGACGGCGCACAACTGGACCGTCTGCACCTACACCGACCAGAACGGCAATGCCGCGACGTTGCCGTCGTTGACGGGCAACTCTACGGCGACAATCAACCGTCTCGATCATCCGCTGAATCAGTGGTTCGCACCGCTTGCGACCGGCGACAACGGGATCAAGGCGCTTACGCAGATGCAGTGCTCCGCCTCGGTGACAGGCACGGTCGCATTCGTCATCGGCCACCCGATTGCGTTCATGCCGTGCGTCGTGGCGAACATGATCACCATCGTCGACGGCATCAACACCGCCTTCAACTTGACGCGCATCTTCGACGATGCCTGCTTGGCGTTCTTGGATGTCAGTCATCCCGCAACGAGCACACCAAGTTTCACCGGGATGTTCGCCACGGCGTCGGGTTGATCACGACGTAGGAGGTCGAGGCCGTGCATCAGATTTCCGGCAACGGCCTTGTCGTCCGGTCGTGGGCGCAGACACAGTGGGCGACCAAGCCCACCAACCACGATCCAAATCCCCCGATCAACCTTGAAGAGTCGAGCGACATCACGCTCGCCGATGCCGTCGTCAGCGGTAGCGCGACGGCAGGGTCTGGTAGCGGCGTAGACGCAACCGGCGCAGTCACCCTCGACACCGTCGCCGTCTCGGGCAGTGGCCAGCAGACGCACGTTGCGACAGGTGCGGTCACCCTCGACACCGTCGTCTCGGCTGGTAGCGGCCGGCAGACACACGTCGCGACAGGTGCGGTCACGCTGGACACGGTGGCATTCACCGGCAGCGGCTCGCCCGTCATCGTCGCCACCGGGGGCGTCACCCTCGACGACGCCACAGCAACAGGCACGGTGGCCGATGCTGTGTTTGCGACCGGGGCCGTCACGCTGGACACGGTGGTCGTTGCCGCAAGCGGCTCGCCCGTCATCGTCGCCACCGGGGGCGTCGCCCTCGACACGGTGGCGTTCGCGGGTAGCGGCTCACAGACCCACGTCGCCACCGGCTCCATCACCTTGGACGACGTCGCTTGCAGTGGCGTCGTCTCCGACGTCGTCTTCGGCACGGGCGCGGTCACTCTCGACACCGTCACCGTCGCGGGATCGGGCGATGTCGGCGCGTCATCCGTCGATGGTACTGGCGCTATCACGCTGGATGCCGTCACGGTTGCCGGCAGCGCCTCTCCGGTGGTTGTCGGGTCCGGGGCTATCAGCCTCGACGACGCCACGAGCACAGGCACCGTCGCCGCTGTCGTGTTCGGTACAGGCGCTGTCACCCTCGACACCGTCACGGTGGCGGGCGCTGGCTCGCCTGTCGTCGCCAGCACGGGCGCAATCACACTCGACGCCGTCACCTCGACGGGCAGCGTCGCCGCTGTCGTGTTTGGCACGGGCGTTATCACCCTCGCCGACGCCACCGTGGCGGGCTCTGGCACACAGACGCACGTTGCGTCGGGCGCTATCACCCTCGACGCTGTCTCCTGCACTGGCGACGTCGCGGCGGTGGTCTTTGCCTCCGGCGTCGTCACCCTCGACGATGCGGCCGTCGACGGTGTCGGGTCGCAGACGCACGTTGCAACCGGCACGATCTCCCTCGACGTCTTGTCCTTTGACGGAACCGCGTCTGCTGTCTTGCTCGGCCAAGGGAGCCTGACGCTGGACGATGTGCTGACCTTCGGAGAAGGCTTCCAGCCAGCCCCGTTTGATGTACCTAGTCGCTTTCGCTTTCGGGGGGAAGAAGTTCTCGTACTCTCAGGCCGGTCTACTTTGCATGTAGCCGTAGCGGGACCGGGTGTCAAAACAGCAGACGTTCTAGAGCGGGAGACGCTCCATATAGCCGCGCCGCGACCGGGCGTCAAAATCGCAAATGTTCTAGAGCGAAGAACCGTTCTTTAGGGGGTATAATCAGGCATGTCCTTTTCTCCCAAAACATCGACCGAAGTTGTTCGCTACGGGTTCAATTTCGGAGCCCTTATTCAGCATGGAGAAAGTGTCGCGACGTCGACATGGACCATTGTAACGTCGGGGGCGTCGTCGGTTTCTGCGGCTTCGATGCTATTCGGTACGCCAATCGTGGACTTGTCCCCCGTGGTACGCCATCTGATTCAAGGCGGGATTGACGGCGCTACCTATGTGGTAGGGTGTAGAATCACGACCAGTGAAGGCCAGATTCTTGAAACGGCGACGACTTTGGGAGTCAGCCAATGACATGGACCTACATCCCACAGTTGTTGACGTCGGCAGCGACGGTGGCTTCGCTGATGAAAGTACGGCTCATCGTCGGCGATACAGACACCACACGGCAGCAACTTCAAGACGAAGAAATCTACTTCGTCTTGTCTGCCCAGCCGGTCGTCAATTATGCGGCAGCCGATTGCGCTGATCTCCTTTCGGCCAAGTACGCCTTTCAGGTGAACACCGAAAACTCGCTGCTGCGCATCTCGGCTGCTGCTCGGCATAAGCACTACTCTGACCTCGCCAAGCGGCTTCGTGCAGTCGGTCCCGGCTCTACGCCCGGTGGTGAAGGTGCCGGCAGCCTGTTGGCCACCGGTTACGCGGGCGGTATCTCCGAGACGGCGAATGAGAACCTCCGTGACAACGCGGATAACGTGTTGCCTCCTGCGTCGGTTGGTCAAGACGACTTCCCCGAAGTGGCGGACGATCCGGCTACCTATTTTAGAGAGTGACCTATGGACCCCGTGTTGAAGGCACAACTCAGGCATGTCGTCAGCTACGCCAGTGTGGCTTCTCTGGATTTTTCCGGGCAGGGCCAAGCCGGGTCGACGGCTACTTGTTTTGGTCGCGTGGAGCCCTACTACCGCGAGGTTCCCGTGGGTTCGGATTCCATCGACGAGCGAACCAAGCACATGCTAATCCTCGACGAGACGTTTCCATTGGCAGAGGCCGCTTGCCGGTCGGCGTGGTTCTATTTGCCGGGAGTACCTGACCAGCCGCGCAGACCCAAGAACGTGCAGTATTGCTACGATGAGAATGCCAATCTCGATCACATCGAGGTGATGCTGTGAAAGTCATCATCAAAGGATCGAACGAAATCATCAGCAAGTTTCGGAAATACCCGAAGCAGTTCCTCGACGCGGCTGCCGTAGGCGAATTCAACGCAGGGCAGCAGACGATGGCTCTGTCCAAGACCCGCGCTCCCTACGAACACGGCGACTTGGAAAAATCCGCCTTTGTGGAGTTTCCGAAAATCAGTATGCTCTCGGTGTTGGTCGAGATCGGCTATTACGGTATTCCCTACATTGCTGCACAGCACGAAAATACGTCGTACAGTCACCCCGGTCTGTATAGCAAAACGAAGAATCGAGGTCGGGCCTCGCAAGGTCAGGCCAAGTTCTTGGAGACGGCTGTGAATGACCGACTCAAGCAGAACCAAGAAGTCATCAAGGAAGCGATAAACTACTTCCTGCGTACTGGACGCCTGCCCGCCATGCGGGGGAGTATCAAAGGCCGATGAGCGTAGAACTTGACGTCCGAAGCTATCTTACCGGTCCGGGTTTTGCCCGGTCCGGGTGTTCGACGTCGTTCACGTTCGTCGGTCCGATGCGTCCCGGAAAGGCACCGTTCCCGATTGAAGCTGTCGTCATTCAGGAGTACGGTGGCCCCCAGCCGAACGGCTTTTTGGATGCGCGGAACCAGACCTACCACAGAGTCGACGTGCAGATCCGAATGCGTGGACCGAACGGGTCCTACCTCCGCATAAAGGAACGGGCTGATGCTGTGTGGGCGGCGCTAAACCGCACCTCTCCGGGGTCGATTTCTACCGGCTCTCGGGCTTATGTCCGCATCGAGCCGTTGCAGTCAGGCCCCACTTTCATCGGCGAAGACGATCAGGAGTGCCCTGAATTTGCTGTGACTGTTCGGCTTGAACACTACACGGCTGGGTGACGTGCTATCATAAACCGTTCCACCAACTAGAGGTGTACCTTGGCGATTGCTGGCTTTGACCTTACCGTTTCGATTGCGACTGGTGCGTCGTCGACCTATGCCGAGTTGGATGGCGCAATCTCGGTCGATCTGTCTGACGGTCGCGAAGCACTGGACGTCACCGACTTCCGTGATTCCAACCTGCGACGCCGGATCATGGGTCTGCGCGACCTTTCGGCCAGCATCGACGGTGACCTTGAGATCGCCGACACGGCTTACGCCCATCTCAAGCACTGCTACACCAACGGCTTGCCGGTCATCCTCCGTCAGACGGTTGTCGTGTCTGGTGCCACGCACGGTCTGGCCGTCTCGATGCTGGTCGAGTCCCTTGAGCGTTCGGCTTCGGTCGATGGTAAGGTCGAGGTTAGCATCAGCCTTCAGCACGAGGGCTCCGTCGACCCGATCGTCATTGGCTCGGGCATCTGATCGGCTGACACGGACGCGGAGGTTACATGGCTCGTGCAGGCTTTCAGTGCGCTATTCGCCGAGGTGGTATCCCCACGACCATGACGGCAGAGGCTTGTACGACCCTGTCGTCGACGTCTTTTCAAGTGACGTCGGCGGCTCGCCGTTGCATTGACCCGTCGTTTCCTTGGCACATCACTGTGTCGGGTGCGACATTGGCCTACACGAGTGTCACGGCGTTTGACTTCCTGTTCGGCCAGTTCACCGTGACTTCGCCTTTGGCAGCGGCTCCGACCCTGACCGGCACGTTCATTCCGCTTACGACGGCTTCTGAGTTCGTCAGCGAAGTCAAAGGCCATTCGCTGACCGAATCCAGCGAGTTGCTCGATACCACTGTCTACACGTCGACCAGCCCGTTTCGCCGACGCATCTCTGGTTTGGCTGATGCCAGCCTGTCCTTGGACATGCTGCTGAATCCGAACGATATGGCGCGATTGGCCACGCTGAGTGCTACGGGCTCGGATGTGTTCGTCGAAGTCAACTCTGGTTTCAGCCCTTTGTTTCGCGGGATCGGCAAGATCACTTCGATCGAACGGTCGACTTCTGTTGATGGTCTGGTCGAGGCGACGGTGGAGTGGGTTTTGTCGGCATCGCGTGACGACCGCACTGGACGGATTGCCGGCTACTCCGAGCGGACTCTGTGATATTCTTCGCGCATGACTACCACTCTGCGCCAGCGTCTCATTGATCAGTCCTCAAAAGCCATTCGCCGCACCGTCGTGGAGATTCGCGATGGTGAGGAAGTCCTGACCGTTGAGGTCCGCTCGCCGACTTTGGCACAGGCGACGATGTTCTCCAAGGCCAGTGATGGGGATGCTGCTGCGCAGGCCCGAGTCATGGCTCAGATCGTCATTCAGTGCGCTTATGACCCGGCTGATGGAAAGCCCATCTTCGACCAAGCGGATGAAGCCGTGCTGCTTGACCTGCCAGCGCAGGGCAGCTTCATCGACCCCGTGGTGACGGCGTTGATGTCCCTGATGGGTGAGGCCAAGGCCGCCGCAAAAAACTGAAAAGCGACCGAGAGACTCAAGCGCATCTCTTGGTCGCTGACCACCTTGGCGTGACGTTGGACGTGGTACGATCCATGTCTGTAGAGGAGTTTTACCTCTGGCTTGAGTGGATCAAGCTGCGCAACAAGAAAGGCGCGGGCGGTTCTAACCGCGAACGCCGTTCGTTGAGGTGACCGGATGGCTACGAATACCGACCAGATCGTCACTCAACTCGTAGCCGACACCAAGAAGTTCGATGGGGCCATGAACGGCTCGATCGAGGTCATCAAGAGGTTCAACAAGGCCGGCGAGGAAATCGGCTCCCGCGTCAAGGTGGTGACCAAGCATCTTGAAGAGGCGTCCAGCAAGACGAACTCTTTCCGCGACTCAATGACCCGGTTGTCGCGTGACATCAAGGTAACGAATACTATTTTCGATACTTTGGCCGGCAGCATCACCAAGGCGTATTCCGCAGCCTCGGAAGGCTCTAAAATCATGGCTGCCGAGCAGTTCTTCAAGAACGCCGGCAAGTCAATCGAAGAATACCGTAAGGCCACCAACGGAATGGTGTCCGACGCGGAACTCATGAAGAAGGCCAATTTGGCCGACTCAATGGGAATCAACGAGAAGACGTTCAAGCAACTTGTCATGGTCGCGGAGGCTTCAGCCCTCAAGACCGGGCAATCCTTCGACTACATGTTCAACTCGATCATCGTCGGTACGGCTCGGTCGTCCCGGCTGCTGCTCGATAACCTCGGCATCATTGTCTCGGTCGGTCAGGCCAACGAGACCTACGCCGCCAAGGTGAACAAGACTGTCGAGGCTCTGTCGGCTGAAGAAAAGCAACTCGCATTCGTTGAGGAAGTCGCTCGTCAGTCGCAAGGCACCTTGGATGAGTACGCGAACACGACTGATCGCACGGCTGAGTCGTTCGCTCGTTTCGATGCGTCGATGCAGAACACAATCGACACTCTCAAGGTCGGCTTGGCTAAAGTTCTGAGTGAATTTCTGCCCGGTCTGACGTCGTTTTTCGATGACGTAAAGACGCTGCTGCAATCACAAGACTGGGGGTCGCTGGGCGAATACCTCGGTTTGCGCCTTGTTGAGGGCTTGGCTGGCGCGTTGAAGGTGGGAGGGTCTTCTATTTGGCGCAAGTGGATGGATGAGACCATTGCTAATGTTCGCAAAGAAGCCGACGCTTTGGTACTCAAATCCGAATTTGCGGCTATGGATAAAAAGACCGAGCAGGAAGACCAACTCACCAGCTTGCTCAAGTCTTTCCGAAAGGCCACAGGAGACGACCTCTTCTATGATCGGGAGAAGATTCTCGCTGATGTGTCTGCTATGTCAAAAGAGACCTTGGACGCCATGCGCAAATCCGGCGAAGGCGCTCTCGCCGGATTGATTGAAGCCATCAAGGAAACTGCCTCGGCCCTTGGGGTATTGCCGAGAGTAGTTCAAAAGGTTACCGGTCCCACCCCGAAATCTGATCGGAAGCAAGGTATTACCTCTTCCGATTTGCACAGTGCAGAAGCGGCCTTTGATAAATGGTTAGCCGCCACGGAGGAAAAGGATTTCGTTGCTGAGGGGCGGGCATTGGCGGCACCTTTCAGTAGTAGTGTTGTTCAATTCGACAACGGCATTTCGCGCCACGACCAGATCATGAAGAAATGGCTGAAGGATTGGGAGGAAGTGCAGAAGCAAGTCTTGAAAGACATGATCGAGTTCAACCGTCCGGTTGGCGATGCAGTCACCGCCATTGGTTCCGGTCAAGGTCTTGTGGGGCCTATTGCGGGAGCAATCGGACAGATGTCAGGAGGTATTACAGAAGGCATTACCTCTGCTCTGTCCGGCGTCATGTCGGGTGCGACTGCGGGGGCAGTGGCGGGTCCGTTGGGAGCGGCTTTGGGGGCTCTTGCTGGGCTGCTTTTCAACATCATTGATGGTTTGAAGCCTGTTACGGATCTTCTTGGTAGCATCATGGTGGGCCTTGAGCAACTCGTGCGGTTGGCTCTGGGTGAAATTTTGTCTGGTTTGCCTATGCTGGGCACCGCCTTGCAGGATTTGCTCGCCGCTGTCGGTGTGTTGGTTGGCGCGGCTCTGCGTCCCCTTGTGAATATCGTGACCCTTGTCATAGGGGTTGTGTCTGGCATTGTTTCCGCTGTCTCTACGGTGGTCGTTGGCCTCTCCCCGTTTATTGAGATGCTCGTGTGGTTCATTTCTGCCATTGCCACGTCGGGGTTGAATCTCTTCGGTTTGTTCTTCGATTTGAACGTGGTTGTCGGTAATCTCAATGCCGGGTTCATGTGGTTTATTGATACGATGCTCGGGGGTGCGATCAGCTTCAACAATATGATTGTGAAGATTGCTCGCGACGTGTTTGGCCTCAAAGGCTTCGGCAAGTACCTCGACAGGGACGACTTCAGACCTCCTTCTAGCGGAGGTGATGATCCCATCGACGCGAACACCTCGGCTTTGGACGAAAACACTCAGGCTCTGCGTGACTTCACCCGAGAGTTCCGCAATCTGCCACAAAGCTACAAGGTAGCAGGAGCCATCTACGCTACACAGAACGCTGAAACGAAATGGCGAGGAACGGGTATCCGAACAGGCATCGGAGAGCGTTCGGTTGATGGCTTTGCAAACGGTCGTTGGAGGACCTGATGGCGTTTCTTCGCATTGATGGCTATGCCATCGAGGCCATTCTCGACTCGTTTTCGCTTGATGACGACTCCGTCGAGTCGTATGGCCGAGGGGCTTTGGATGAGCAACTTGAAGGACTCACCTACGCCAAGAAGCGAAGTTTGTCCTTTGAGACACCGCCCCTTGCTCTGGAGGACGCCCTCGCCTTGGAAGGCTGGGTTCGCGGTGACGGCCATCGCTGGTCATTCGCTCGTCAGGTCACCACACCTACAGGGGTGACTACGACCTTTACCCGTACCTCGGCAGACGCCGGCTACTCGATGACGTCCGCTTCGGGTTTTGGATCGACCGTTAGTCCTTTGTGGGGCAACCAAGCCTTTTCATTGGGGTTGTTTCCGGGGGATACCGCCACGGCAACTTTGCGGTTCGGGTCCGAGGGCGACTGGACGGTTCACGGGTATCACATTGCGAACGGGGACGGTCCTTGGAGGTCGTTCGCAACCAAGTCCTACGCCGGTACCGTGCGGTACTACGTAAACGGAGCCTCGGTGGGTTCTGTGCCCTTTATGACGCATTCCGTGGCAAGCGGGTATCTGGGAGTGGTCCTGCAAGGGGAGACATCGTCTGGTGCGACCGCGACCGCACAATACGCGGCTTTTAGTGTCGATCGCTTCGCGTGGAACGAAGACATGCTTGCTTCGGCAGCGTCAGTTGCCTTCGGGCTGGCGTCCACCGGCTTTGCGCGGCGGCCGTTCGTAACGGTGACTGGCGACGCTCTACAGGGGCGTTTCGTGCCCTGTAACGGAGCAGGCGAGAACGGACCCATGGTGGCCAAGGGCTTCACCAAGTCCTTCAACGTGAAGCCGGTTACGGTTGATGGTGTTTTCCGGTACAATGCGAGGTCGTTGGCAATCATGCTGCAAGAGAAGTGATCCATGCGGATTCTGCGAACCCCGTACCAAGGCTTCATGGCGGACAACGACATGTTCGCCTACTACCCGGACTGGTCTCTTTCGACGGCAACGCTGCAAAACGAGGCTACGATTCTCGGTCGTCTGGGGCGGGATCGCCATCTCGTAGGGTTCAACGGGAGCACCCCGCCTGAGCCGGTAGCTTCGGTGTTCAACCCCAATTCAAAGACGGTAACCGTCCAAACCACCAATTTGCTGCTCTATAGTCAGGAATTCGACAACGCACAGTGGACCAAGTCAAACGCCTCGGTGACGCCTGACGCGGTGATGGCCTTAGACGGCAATCTCACCGCAGACAAGCTGGTCGAGGACGCCACCTCAAACGTTCACTACGTTTTGCAGACCGTCTCGAAATCCGCCACCCAGATAACCTACACAGCCAGCTTCCACGCTCGCCCCGATGGGCGCAACTTTGTCCGTGCGTATCTCTTCTCCGGGGTTTCGACCAACCGTATCGACGTCACGGTCAACCTGCTGACGGGAGCCATCGCATACGTCACCTCCAACGGCACATGGACGTTGGGGTCGTGCTCTGTAGTGGCTTTGTATAACGGCTGGTACCGCATCAGTATCACAGGCTTGTCGGATACCGCAACATCGGTGCGTCTGCTCATCGCCACGAGCAGCGGCGCAACGGCAGGCGATTCCATCTACCTTGGCGACGGCGTGAGCGGCATCTTCGTGTGGGGCGCTCAGATCGAGGCTGCCGCCAGTGTCGGCCCTTACGTGCCGACGACGACTACCTCGGCCATTGGTCCTTTTGCTACCGGTGGGCGTTCTTGGTCGGGGGCTGTGAGCACCGTTGGCGACACACCAAACGACTCGGGCTACATCTCCAACGCTTCAGTCGGATTTGCCGCTGCCTTCTGGCACAAATTCAGCGGCGGTTCCTTCGTCTGCATGGAAAGGTCGTCGACTCCGGGAGGAACAGGCAGCAATTTCCCGATCTTGCAAGTCGTGCGTCATGCGGATTACCGTTTTGCGGTACGTCTTGCGGTGACTTCGTCTTCGTTGGCCAGCTACGTCACGACCTCACCCTCAACCGTGGGGTTGTTCGCCTTTGAGGTCGCCCCTCTTGAATCAAAGATTCGGCTTTACATCAATGGGAGATTGGATAGCGAACACACTGGCACCGTGAATACAGTTGCGGGTACGAACGCCTCGACGCGATGGGTTATTGGCGGGTCCATCTACAACGTCTCTGGTGGTTCTTATCTGAGTTCAGCCCAAGACGAACTAAAGGGAATCAGCAGCGAAATGGCCTTCTGGCGACGTTCGCTTGGAACGGCCAAGCAACGTGCTCTGTATGGAGGTTGTGTACAGCCGTGGGACGACAACGTCCTTTTGGCTTCGGAGAACTACGAAGTTCGCACCCGAGTGCTGATTGACGATTCGACCGGTGTTCCCCAAGACCTTACCAATCTCGACGGGCAGGATTTCGTTGACTCGGTAGACCGTAGCCTCACGGTCGATGACTCGACGGGAACTGCTTCCGTGACCCTGCGCCGTCGTCGGGGTCGTTTGGTGGATCTGAGTCCTCTCGGGACGGTGTCGGATACACCTTATTTGAATCTCTTGGCGCTGCGCCGAAAAGTGGTCATTGAACGAGCCTTCGTTCCGTCAGGCTGGGTTATTCAGGGATGGGAATGGGAGCCCATTTTCGAGGGGGCTGTCGATTCGTGGGATCTTGGGGACGAAACGGTTACTTTGTCATGTTCGGACAAGTCGTCCGCCTTGCGCGATGTTTTTGTGTTGGACGGGCGAGCCTACAACTACGCTTCCCCGAACAAGTCTGCCGAGGACGCCCAAGACGAAATCATCAGCGACTTTGAGCCCCGTATTCCGAATGGAACCTCTTGGACTACGATCGGCTATAAGAACTTTGGCAAACTCCGTGTGTATTCCGAAGCAGGCACGGTGACCACGCCTGCGTTTCTCGGCAGCAGCTTGATGCTGCGATATAACGACGTGTCGTCGGGACCGGTCATTGACGCACTTCAGGCCATTTCAGACCAGATTGGTTTCGTTACCGAATTCAAGTATCACGAGCCTTGGGCGGGCTATCGGCTGACAACGTACTCGCCTCGGCGAACCAAGTGTATTCCGCATCAGACCGTGCAGCGTATTGGTCCTCAAGACGCACTGGTTGAGTTCCGTGAGCCGCACGGGCTTTCGGAAAACATGCAGGTCACGATCAGCAGTTCAAGCATCACCACGTTGGACCGATCCTACAGCGTAGCCTCGGTGATGGACTTCTATCGCGCTACGTTGCGGGCAACCACGAGCAGCACCATCGCGTCGGGAGCCAGCATTGGTCCGAGCCCCGGTACGGTGACTTTCCAGCACAACTACCAGCTTGACGCCGCCGCGATTGTTGACATCGCCCCCGTAAGGTCGGACATTTCTAGGATTCGTAATCACGCGATTGTGCGCTTCAATCGTAACGAATCGACGGCTACCTTGTCCATTTCGTCCGTTGCCGTGGCGAGCGGTCGGGTATCGGTGACGTTGAATTCCGACGTTACAAATCTGGATCCGACCGGCGAAGGCGTCGCCTTTACACTTGAAGGTGGTACGGGCGGCAGTGCGGCGTTGAATGGGTCTTATTCAGGCAACGTGGTTGGTCCGCGACTGGTGGAGTCCGATGTGGCCGGGACTGGCGCGGCAGACGGCACCTATACCACAAACCTGCCTCTCTTTTCGTGTGTACATCTGTCCTTCCGAGAAATAATGTCGACGGCGTCGACTTCGTTGGCGGAGTACGGCTACTTGCCGGTAGCTGTGTACGAAGGTTCAAACCTCGCCATCAACACGGAAGCCGAGGCACAGCGGCTGGCCAACACGCTTATAAGTGACTTGTCGGCACCAACGGCGCAATTCACGTTTACATCTCGCGTAAAACCGCTGGAACTGCACGACATCGTTCGTTTGCCTGAAGACCTCGTCAGGGGACGTTGGAACAGTGAACAGACCGTGGCCATTACTGGCATCACGGAAAAGTACGCTGCTGGGGAATGCGTCGCTACCTATGAGGTGCGGTTGACTCAACCAAGCCGAGGTACCCTTTGGACCGAACGTATTTTGATTTGTCCCGAGCGTCCTGCGGCGGCTGCGAATTATCCCGTTGACCTCGTAGACCAGTCAACGAGGCTGGCACTCGATAAGGCTGTCACGTTCGCTCGGCAATTCAATTTGATTCGCCGTTCGCCGCGACGCAGAGAGATGGGCCTTCGGAACGATCAGACGATGGTCTGGATGTCGACGGCGTCTGTGGGATTCATTCCGAATGAATCCAACCGAGTGGGGGTGTTTCGTGGCGAACGAATCGCCATCGACTCTATGGGTGACGGGACTCCGCTCACGCCCGGTGTGCCTCACTATATGCGCTTCGGTGAGATGGACATCTTCGGCAACGTGTCGATGATTACTGGCATGGGATCCGCGTCGACTGCTACGGTGCCGACATTCGTGCCTCGCTTTGCTGACCAGACCGTAGGTGCGGTGGCGGCCTATACCTCTGGCGCTACTCGGTTGTTTGTCGCTTCCGCTACTTGGTCGACAGCCACTCTGCTGACCACGGACAATGGCACAGACGCCGCTGGGCGCACCTACGACGATTACGGGTTGTATTCCACGGCAAGCCACTTCTTTCAGGTTCCGTGTGATGGAACGTGGTTGCTCAATCACGTTTCGTCGTGGTTTGGCGATCCGACCAAGGTTGGTGTCTCGGTTGCGTGGTATATGCTCGTTGGTTGGTTGCACCTCCGAAGCGGAGCGACGGTTGGCTTTCATGGCGAGAACGGCATTGAAGGTGTTGGCGCATCTACCCCGTGGCGATTGACTGCTTCGGCGGCGGTTACTTGTGCCTCGGGAGATCAGTTGATTTTGAGGCTGCGCAATGCCAGTGCTTCGGGGTACGACTTGATCAACGCCACCGATAACACAAACGGAGCCAATCATATGCTTGTCTCCTACGTTCTGGGGAATCAGAGATGAACGTAATCGAGGCCCTTCTGCGCCGAGTAGCGGATCTTGAGGCAATAAAGACGTCTCAGGTAGATGCCTCTATTCTGACGGCAACGCAAACAAATGGAACCGTCACGCCTGCTGTTTTGACCGGCTGTACGTTCACGATTCCACCGAATAAGAAGGCAGTGGTCACAGCAAATCTCATCGCCACTGCGGCTGCCACGACGACGGGTATCGGTTTTGGCGTCCGTGCTGAACAGGCGGCCGGTGCCGATGGGAACTTGACGGGTTCAGCCGTAATCTACGTCAACTTCTCTTC